GCAATAGCATCAGTACCCGGTGCTGTATAGCTCCACATCTGAGGAGCATTACCAGCTTTAGATTGACCCCCGATAGGCTGGAGGTTGTCTTTTGAGTAAGCCATTATAATATCTCCTTATTAAGATTCACGACATGTGAGTTCAATGATACCCTCGTTGTCGATAGCAACAGCTGTAGCAGAAAGAATTGTATTCACAAGGAATGAAGTCTTTTCTGGAACATAGTTGATCTCTGTACGAGGAGCGATACCTTCAGCATAGCCAATTGCATCTTTATGGAATGCAAATAATTGACGGTCAAGAGAACCATCAACAGATAGGCCACCTTCAGTACGATCACCTAATACATGGAATTTGAAACCTAAGAAAGTATCAATTTCGCCTTGTACTAAAGCTTTAATCGTATTGAAGTCAGAAGATGTTACTGAATTTTCTGAAAGCAATGCAGCTAAAGAGTTAGCATGGATAACCATATGACGATCCATTGGAGGAACGTTATTTTTATCCATAAGTTTTTTAGTTTCACGTAGTTTAGCTACGTTTAAGTTTGTATCAGTACCACCAATGTCATTAGACACAGTGTATGATGTAGATGCAGCATCTAATGCATCAAGAATAAGTTGATCTTGACGACGACCAATAGCGTTAGCAAGAACTTGTACTAACTCTTGTCTTTCATCAAAATTAACTTTTTGTTGCATAAAGATGTCGCTGTATTCAGCTGCGTTCCAATCTTCGAGCGTAGCTGTAATTTGTGAGAAGCTTACATTAAGTGGAGTAACGTCAGTTTGTGGCACACGAAGTGTCGCTGAACCTTTACCTACTTTAGGAAACTTCACAACTTCCCCTTCAACGCCGCGTCTCATACGAGTAGCACCAACTAATTGTGATTTAGCTTGGTACGCCTGTTTAACTTCGGCATCAAAGAGCGTAACAAAAGCATTAGATAAACCAATAGCCATGTTATTCTCCTTATAGAAATTAATAAAAAATTAATCGCTGTGGTATGCCAGAGAATCTGGGCCGGTGCTTGCTATTTACGATAGCCATTCGACAAGGTTACTTGCGTTAAGGGTTGTGAATACAATAAGCCTTACCCGTGAATATAGCACAGATAAGGCTTTATTGCAATGTTCCTAGTTAAAGTTTTGAGAGAACGCTCGTTCTACTTTTTGACGGTAAGCTGGATCATCTTTGTATCGTGGATCCGCTACCATAGCATATAAGTCTTCTTTAGATGGTGCGCCTTCTACAGGTGTTGTTTCTATAGGTAGACGGCCCTCATAAGATGATCTAAGTTTTTCTAATGCAGCAAGACCTTTGGCAGTCCCACCCATTACTTTAAATTCATCAAAATCATCTTTGGACCACACGCCTTTATTAACTAACCCCGAAGCCCACTTAACCATGCCGTTAATTCTAGCATCAGCATTGGGTCCCAAAGCTTTGCGTTCTTCTGCCAAATTAGTTTCAAATGCAGCGTTTGACTCTTGATTCATTTCAACCACTTGGCTTACTAAAGCATCTAGTGCGGCTTGGCTTACGCCATACTCGCCAGCCCAGTTAAGAACATGTTGCCTGATAGGATCATCTTCAGATGTGCCACCAAACGCAGACATATCATACTTACCGTCAGCGGGTGCTTTATGTTTGCCTTGTGATATTTGTTTACGTAAATCAGTCCATGATTTTGCTATTGCTTCTAAATCTGGTTCTGATTCTTCTGATTTCCAGAAATTCTCAGGCCACCATTCTGGTCGCTCGAGTGGTTCATCGTCTTGCTGTGCTGCTAATTCAGCTGGATCACGATGATCTATTTCTACTGCTTGTGGATTTTCTGAGCTGGCTTCCTCATTTTCGACTGTTGCTGAATCGAGTAGGCCAGTTTCAGGAGTTGCTTCTTCTTGAACACTAGGCTCGATTGTTTCTTCGCTCATTATAATTTCCTTGCTCTAATTAACCTCGCTTCTAAATCTCGAATTATACTATTCTGTCCTTCACGGTAGTAAGCATAGCTTGAGTCGCTCCCCGGCAAGGCAACAGGTTGCTCTAATACAGTATCTCTTAACCACTGCATTAGTTTTTGTCCATCTTTATCGCCTAGAACCTTAAGTGCTAAACGATCTGTATCATCTCTTTGTTGCTGTACATCTCTAACATCAAGCGGCAGCGCTTGATCTAAATCATCCCATCCAGCCATAAATTATCCTTGTTGTTGTGTCATAGCTTCAGCAACTTGTGCTGCTGCTGCTGGATTTTGAGCAGCGGCTTGTTCCATTTGTTTTGCCATTTGTTGCTGCATCATCATACGTTCCATTTGTGTTGTTAATATAGATTGAGGCACACCTAATTGTGCTGCAATAAAGTCCATCATTGCTGGGACTTTAAGCGTAGTCATTGCTTCTGGTCCAGCTTGTGCTGCAATTTGAGCATAGTTCATGACTTTTTCAACTTCTTCCATAGCTTGTGCTTGTGCAAGTGGAGCTGATGCTTGTATTCTAACTTCAAGCCCATTAACTTTTAATGGTAAGTCAATCATACCGCGGTCATCCATAACATTTAAAATTTTAGTTACCAATGGAATCATTGTCTCATTAATCAGTCGACCAAATGCAGATCCAAGATTTTGTGATAATTCTTTCATGCGCTCAACAACCTCTGTCGCACTCCTAGCACTCATATTATCAGGTGGTAAGCTTTCGTCAAGCAATATACGTTTAATATTTTGACGAAGATCATTCATAATAATATTAGATACATTAAAGTCACCACTTCTTGGTAAGGGTCTAAGCGATTCACCTTGTGGTCCGCCATTACGCGCCACAGGAATAATAGCTCCCGGCATAATCTTTACTGTGTTAGGATTCAGTACACCATCATCGGCTGCTGTATAAACACCACTAATAGCAAGAGATGCATTTTTAAGTACCAACTCTAATGTTTTATTAAGCGTTTTAACATCTGGTAATGCAGTAATCAATGGTCCTCGACCATAAATCTCACCCGCTACTTTAGAATAACGAGATACAATCCATGGGCTAACACGCATTCTTCGGTACACTAATTCCTGTTTTGATTGTTTATGAATAACATGGTAACAATAATCACCGCGCTTTTGATCCATAATCGTTGCTTCAACTAACTCTACATCGTCTGTTGGCTTTTGATCAATCTTATCTTGCAACTCTTTTGGAATTTTAGCATCAGGCCATTGTTTCTGAATAACCTCCCCTTTAAGTCGAATACGTCTATATACATTATCTACTTGACCATCTGCGCCTTCTTCAAATGCAACCAAGTATTGTGGTACTGGAATAAAGTTAATAGGATTAACATCATCTCCCGGTTGCACCATCATGACTGCGGTACCTACACAAAGGTCTAATAAAAACTCACCAATAGCAATATCAAAGTTAGATTGCTTAAGTGCTGCAAACATTTTTTCAGCATATACATCTAAGGCAAGTTGTGCTTCTTGTCTTCTATCCATTGGTATTTCAGATCCGGGTTCCAACCTACACCATTTACGTTGTGGAGGGAAAATACCTGATTGCATTCTGTTAGCAAAACGTTGTGTAGAATTAATGGCCGTTGAATCAAATACACGATTCATTTTTTTATTGCCACCTACTTTGCCTTCGTAATGACCATCATATAAATTGCGCTGAGGTAAAGCAAACTCATAAGCTTCCTCGTAAAGATTTCTAAAATCTTCTTTCTTAACTAACGCAAGCTCATGTCTTTTTAAAACATCTTCTGCTTTTAATCTCATCATTGCTACCATAATTATCCCTTTTTATGTTTGGCTGCAAAACTAGCAGCAGCTTCTTTACTACCAAATCCCCATGCTTGGAGTGCTTTTTTTAATCGTGTTGGTCTGCCCTTCTCATCTTTTAATGGACCTGACATGCCAGAAAAACGAGCAGCAAAAGATACACGACGACCATCAGTACCAGAGCTTTGCGGTGCTTTAAGATCCCCACCTTCTTTGTTTTCAAAGTATTTACGCCCAGCTTCATTAAGACCTCCGTTAGGATTCTGATATTTTTTAGCTACCATTATTCATACCACTCTAATGTTAATGTGGCATTTTGTGACGCCCCACTTATATTAGTCACTCTTATTAAATAATTTGTTAGCGGAGCTAAAATATATTCTAATGCCTCGGCTCCACCACCACCAGCAGCTTTTTTAACACCTCCGGGCAATAATTCAGCAAACAATTCTGTACCTAATACTGATATAGTTGGATCAAGCAATGCTGCTGTGCTACTTGTTTTAAGGCTTGTTCTGTTTCTATTCTTTGCTACTTTACTTGTGCCACCTGTG